GATCGTTGTATAACTGCCGCCATTTGAATTAACTTCAATTCTAAACTGAACGCTTGTGCCAGAAACATCACCGTTGCTTTGGTTTTGAGCTTGTAAAGCAGGGAGGGCAATAATTACCCGGCAACGTTCTGTGTCCGTGTCCGTAATTGCCCTAGTGATTGCACCAGAAGCCTGCGTGACGTTTACGTTGACGCCAACAGTGTTTTCAGTTGTGCTGAATCCATTGATAGGCGTTTGTGTTTCGTCTTCGCCTAGCCTTGAGTCAAGAGTAAAACCATCAAAATTGTTTGTTCCATCTGGGTTTTGAATTGGAACGCCATCAAGGTAAACGTCCTTATTGATGCCATTAGGAAAACCTTCAAGTACGCCCTCGCTTGTTGCATAAACTGTTTTTGCAAAAGCAACTGAAAATAAATTATTAGCTGCAATTACTGGCTGTCTTGATGGATTCTGAACAACAACCGTTTGATTGACGGTTTGGTTGACGGTTTGTGTTCTTCCACCGCCACCACCGCCAGCACCACTGACCTCTAGGTTGTTCACTTGGGTTTGATCGTCCATCACAAGTAATTCTGCAATTCAAGGCCAAAGCTCAGAACTGGCAACGCACCAATGATGCGTTCACCGTAAAGAACAGGAACCACGTCTCCTTGCACTGTATTCGCGTTCGACTTATCAAAGGCAAAGCTGTTCAGTTGTTCGTCCCTGTCACGACCTGAGGTTGAACTAGAACCGCCGCCCAAGCCACCGCCTTTGACGTTGGGCATCTTGGGCGTTGGCGTTAATAGGTCTGCTACGCCACCAAAGATCAGTGAAGCGCCGATTGCGCCAATACCAATAGCGGTGCTCGCGCCAAAACCCAGCCCAAGTCCAAACAGTCCAGCGCCAGCTGTAACAATTGCAAACGCAACCAACGCCACGCCAGCGATAATCTTGCCCACTCCACCACGACCAGCAGGCAATGGAGCCAGCACCAGCCTCTTACTCATTGGCCACAAAAGCTGCTCATCCTCTAAGCCTTCCGCGTGATCAGTCACAACGCGCCAGTTGATCCCCTTATCGCCTGACTCCATCAAATACTGTCTAAGCCCAGGGATCTGCAAACACAATGCCCTTAAAGCCTCAGCAGGTGTCTTTACCGCAAGCTGAAACCTACGTCCGTAACGCCTACCAGCCTCACCTAATAACCGGATGGTGACCATTAGCTGCTGCGCCTCAGAACCATGAACGTATTATCGCGGAAATAGCCGCTGTAAGCCATTATCGCTGAGTCTCGGTCAACCAAGTGCTGGTAAATCTGATTGGCCTCTACGTCCTCAATCACAGCAACGTGGTTACAGGTGTGGTCATTCCTGATCCGAAATAGCAGCACATCTCCACGTTCCAGATCAACTGTCTTAGGGATCTTGAAAAAGCCCTCAGCTGCGAAATTATCTTCAAAATGCGTGAAGCCACGTTGTGCCCATTCGCCCTCATACAGACGCTCATAATCAGCCATCTGAACGCCCATTTGCTGCGAGTACCAATCACGCACTGCTGAATAGCAGTCATAACCGCCATACATCCACGGACGCCCCACTAAGCCTGCTGACTGACGCGGGTCAAAGTAATAAAACTCTGTGCTGGCACAGTTAAACACCACATAAGGCAGGTTTAACGCCTTGGAAGCATTGATGTCTGCAAAGCTCATACCTGCGTAATCCGCATGGCTATGCCATGAAGCAACCGCATCGTCTAAATACAAAGCCGTCTCTTCTGCACTGATAACGAACGTGTCAGGCTGTGTTGCGGTATTAGTGCATTCGACAACCGCTCCATCAGCAAGCACAAAGCCACAAGCCTCGACAGGATGAGCGGCTTCTGCGTAAGCACGAATGCTTGCTTGTTGTTCGCCCGTAATCGGATTGTTGTACTGAGAAAGCATCGTTTAACCCATTGCGTCCGTGAGACCGGCAAAACCGCCAAAAGGCAAACGGTCACCTTGAGTGGTCGGACTAAATCTAATCGTCAATACTACGCCGTCAGCAATTGTCACAGAGGTAACGATGCCAGTTGTTGAATTAACCGTAAAGTCTGTAGTCTCTTGATAATCACCAACAATCACAACACTGCCTGCCGCAATGTTGGTGTATTCCAGATCTAAAGTACCTGAAGTAAAAGATCTTGTGACCTGAACTTTCCCAAACCTTAGTTGACAACTGGTTAAACGTTTGCCGCAAACATCATTGCTAAGGCTGGCAACACTTTGATCATTAGCATTGAAATAATTAGCGCCATCGTAATGACAACCAATATTGCTCCTATATCTCCACTGACATTGCTCACGCAATAGCCTACGACCAGGCAACGAACGCCCTTCAAGATCAAACGGAATTGTTAGCTGAAAAGATACTGCTAGCTTGGTTTCGCTGCTTTTCTGCTCAACAACCCATTCATCTGGTCCCCAATAAGCGTTTGGATCAGCAGCTTCAGCACCGTCAAGGTAAGTAGTAAGCGTGCGAATCCTTTGGACCGTTGCGCCAACAAGATCTTCGTAAGTATTTGTCAACGCAGTGATGCCAAGACCTACGTTTGCAAACGTCAAACTTGGACGCGCCAGCTGCCCTTTAGTGTTTAGCTCAAAGCCTGATGCCTCCAGCGGCAACGCTGTATAAGTGTTGGTCTGATAGACAACATCAACGCCATTCACCTGCGACCAGTTTGCAAACCTATAAATCGCTTGATCTGGCGAACCAGAAGGCAAAATTGCTGTAATGTCGAGCGTAAACAGATCAATAATCTGCGGCAGCTGTGGCTTAAATACTTCAGCGTTAGGAGGCGCTTGCGTCATACATACACCTGCGTGAGGCCGAACTTGATTCTTGCATAGGCTGGAGTCTCTGGAGTCAGCGTCCACCCGTCATCAAGAAGATAATTTCTAGCAGCAAGGGTTAGAGTTATGGCTGCAACTGTTCCATCAGCAATGTCAACAGAAGTCAAAACACCTGTCACAAGATTTGCCGTGTAATTAGTTGGCCTTGTATATCCAGTCAAAGTCAATGCGCTTAAATTTGTGTACCCAAGCTTGAGTTGGCCAGAAGCAAATGGTCTCGAAAACGTCTTGGTACTTAATGGACTGATCCAGTTAATTGCTTGCCCTCTTGTTGAAAGGAAATAGCTTTCAATTGAATAAGCCTCTTCATTCGTTAAAAGCCCCGTCGTACAATCCCACCTTTCAACATCTGTATTTAATCCATCTGTCAAAACCTGACTGTAGCCATCACCAAACTGCGCCCTTTGTACTCTTGAAGTCGTCTTTATGGAAGTGGTCCGTTCAAGTTTGATGTCATTGAAGGCTAAATAAGTCATCAGAGCATTCCTCCACTGCGACGCTCGTTGGCCAAGGTTGATAACACGATACCTTGAACCTGACCGGCCAGCTGCTTTTGCGCTGCAGGATTTAGCTTGTCGCCTGTATTTTCGACTGTGATATTTATGTTGCCGACTGAAACACCGCCACCGCCAGAAGCCTGAACACCGAGTTTACCGTTGGATCCACGACTGAGCGGCATGATCGCTTCTGGGCCAGCCTCGCCCATGAGTCCGAAACGACCAGCGCCACCATTTGCATAAGCAAACATCGTGGGCTTATTGACGATGCCGCCTTTGGCATAAGGCACGATCTTGTTCTTGGCGAATACTCCGCCTTTGGCAAATGGAGTACCCGAGAGGCCGCTGTAGTCACCAAAAAGCGGCAGTCCTGAGCTAACTCCACTCCCGAAGCTAGGAGCAGAGCCACTCCCCGGCAGCAACCCAACAACCGTATTCAAGATATACATCGTGATCATCTTCTGGATGATCTGCATTGCCATATCAAGGAAGTAACTGGCGATATTCTTGAAGAATCCAGCTAATGCTTCTTGAGTTGTTGCGCTACCGTCAATGACACTCTTGAACGAGTCAGAGAACGCGGTGCCAATTGCTGTTGCTGCACTTGTGACTTGATTGATTGGATTAACTAGGTCAGCTAAATCTTTTTTCATCTTGGCAATGTTTTGCGTCAGTCCTTCGACAAGTGTTGGGTCTATTGTTTGGCGGAACAGATCGGTTTGCTGTTCAGCGTTTGGATCCCCTGCGTCTTTTCTTGATTGCCTAAACCTGTTAATCCTGTCCTCGTTTGACACTAAGCCAAGCTGATCGCGCAAGTTGAATAGCTCGTCTTCGGATGCTTTGGCGATGGCTTCTTTTTCGTCCTTATATCTCTGTGCTTCGCTTGCACGCGCACCTTCCAATTCAACCAAAAGCTTGTTTGTTGCGACCTCCCTTTTCAGAGACTCTTCTTGCACAATCGCTTGCTCGTTCTTTTCTCCTTGAGCAGCCCTGAGTGCATCACGGTACTGAAGCTCAACGCCTGCCGCCTGTTCAGCAAAATCAATAGCTATTTTTTCATTGTTTAGTTTGTTGACCTGCAGCCGATTGTTTTTGTTTTGGGCTTCTCCGATGTCTAGCTCGCTTTTCAGTCGGGCTTTTGTGAAAAACACAAGCTTGCCTTGATCTCTAATCGAATCAAGCCGAGACTTGCGTGCTCTTTCTGCCTTGCCGCCGCCGCCGGTGCCGCCGCCGGTATCAGTGCCGGTAGGAGAAGCGAAGTCGGTTAGTAGGTTACTTAAAAGAGAATCAGGCAAATCAGCGCCTTGATCGCGGTCATACACCGCTCTGCCTTTGGCCACTTCTAGTTTTCTTAGCTCACCAGTAAGCCTTCCTACGTCTTTTTCATCTCGCGCACGACTATATCCAACCATTCCTGGGTCAGAACCCTTGAAGTTGTAGCCCAAAGAAAGAATCGAACCTTCTCCGCCTTTCAAAGTTCTTGTCTCTGCTTCACCTCGTAAAATTTCTTTTTCACTAATTTGTTTATCAATAGCCGCAACACTGCCTTCTCTTAGCAGTAAGTTCAGTCTATTCTGCTCATTAGCAGCTCGAAAAATTGCCACACCTAATGCAGCAGCGCCAGCGGCTAATGCTGTGTATGGATTCAATAGTGCTGCCGCATTCAGTCCGACTAAAGCTTTTGTAGCAACTATAGCGTTAAGTTTTAGAGTAAAGAACGCTGCGCTCAAAGAGCCAATAGAGGCAATAATTGCCGCAATCTTACCTACTACGAACACAGCTAAAGCAGCAGCGGCAGCCTGAGCTACTAGATCAAGGTTTTTTGCAAGCGCAATCAGTCCATCCCTAATACTTGGTAGAGCAGCAAGTATTGCTGGAGTGATTTCTTTTAAAAACTCACCAAAAGCTTGTTGAAACTCAGCACCGACCGGCTGAAGTGCTTTACCTATCTCAATCCGCATATTGTTATATGCAACCGTCAATCTTGCGCCAGCCGACTCAGAAGACCCAGCGATCTTTTTAGCCAATTCGCCGTACTCACCACCTAATTGAACCAAGAACTTCATTAGATCATTCAAGCCGACCTCTCCAGACTGCAAAGCTTTTGTTAGCTCTGGGCCGGTTCGACCTGATGCCTCAGCGATCTTGTTAAACGTACCGGGCAGCCTTTCTGCAATCTGGTTAATTTCTTCTGCGCTGACTTTGCCCTTCGAGAAAATTTGAACAAGTGCAGTTACGGCCCCTTGAACCTCCTCTGCGCCGCCACCCGTAGCAATAATTGCAGAGTTGATACTCTTGAATGCAAGCTCCGCATCAGCAACGCCACCACCAGCGCCTTTCACGGCTGCCGTGAGTCGAGTGATTCCCCTGACAGCAATTTCTTGCGGAATGTTTAATTCTTTTGTAACGCTAGTCGCCGCTGCAAGTGCTTGATTGTATTCACCCTGAGTTCCGGCAATACCTTCCAATGCAATTTTTAATTTTGTGATACTCGCCGCATACTCAGCAAAATCACCAAGCTGCTTCCTAAGACCTCCGACCTGAGCGCCAAGTGCAGCACCCGCAAAAGATCCACCAACACCCCCAACCGCGCCACCAATTGCGCCACCAAGGAATCCTTCAGGTCCACCGAAAATACCGCCGGATATTGTTGCACCAGCAACTTGGGCCGCTTTGCCGGGGGAGAACTTGCGGCGATTGCGAGAGCTTTTCGCTAAGGCTCTATCCGTTCTTTCTATAGCTTTTGTTGCTAAATCAAAGTTTTTAGACGCAGGATTAAGCCCCTCTCGCAAGCTGACCCAAGCAGCCCTCTGTTGATTCAAGCTTGAAATGCTGCCATTAGATGCTCTGGTTGCTGCAAGGATACGCAGGGACACGTCTTCGTAAGACTTGCCCATCATTTGGATTCCGGCAGAGCGACCGGAGCCAGAGATGCCAGCAATGTTTTTAAATAAAGCGGAAGCCTCTAGCGGTTGATTCGCTAGACCTCCTCCAGAAAAACCGTTATACCTGCGAGAACGTTTTCTTTCTCTGCGATCAATAGAGCTTTGAACCGGATCTCGATCCGCAAACATTCCAAAAGTTTCTTGCTGTCCCAACCGGCCTCTTATTTGAGCTTTTCTAGCAGATGTCTTGAAAGGATCTGCAATTTTGTTTTCTAAAAAAGAAATTGATCTTAAAGCCTTGGCATAATCTTTTGATCCAACAGTTAGATCTTGAAAATCCTCTTTCAACTCGCGCAAGCGTTGTGACAGCCTTGCTGAAGTCAACGTCCCAGTATTAATCTCTTTCCCATACTTCTTCAAAAGCTCTGCAGCGGTTTTGTTTTGATTGTTATTATCTACTGTCGCAGTTGTTCCTTCTCTAATCTTTAGGGCAAGTCTTTCCTCTAAGCGTATTTGCACTTTTGTTAATGTATTTAGCTGCTGCTGCTGCTCAATGTATTCTTTGTTTAAATTGCCTTTTTCGTCAAAAGCCGGAGCGGTTGCAGAACTTCGGAGTTGATCTATTTTTCCGATCAAAGCGCCTGGGGTTTGACTGATAAATCTTCCCCTGGCAGCCTTAAAACTTAAGGCTTTCTCAGTGCGCGTAGCCTGATCTTCGACTTGCTTTAGTTGTTTTTTTAATAGCGAGATGTCAACGGCTAAATCCTTAAAAACCTTGCCACCGATTTTTGCTTGATCTTGTAAAGCCTTGAAGGCTGAAACTTGCCCCCTAATAACAGAAATGCTTTTGTTTGCACCTTTGCCGTATTCAATAATGCTTTGACGTGCGCTTTCCAGGCCCGCGTCAGCTTGGTTTACTGTTTTTAGCAGATCCCTAAAAGATCCCTTAAGTCTTGAGAGTTGTTCGCTGCCTTTTATTAGCAGTTCAATATCGATTTTTTTTACAGTCTTACTTGCCATCTTTCTTGTTCAGCTCAGAGAGTGCAGCAGCTTCCATTACTTGAAGGCTCTCCAGCATCTCACGGGGATTCTCTACATCATAAAGGGACATCAGTCCTGACGCACCCAGCAAAACCTCATATTTCAAACCAACGTAACCTCCCATCGTGACGGTCCATTGCGTTTGCATCCGCAGGAACATCATCAACGCATCCCAATTCTCCTCCCACACTTCAAAGTGCTCCTCTTTAGGAGCGGCTTGACGCTGCGGCTTCAACCCAAATGCCGCAGCGTCATCACCACTTTTGTCCTCTATCCTTTTGCCGCCATTTGCCCAATACTTGACGGCATCTTTTAGTTTCCCAGTTTCGCGCCTTCAAATGTTTCCGTGTATGCCTTCAACACACCGCGAATCCAGTACGGATCATCAGCAAATTCTTTCATTGCTGCTTGAGAAAATGGCAACGGCTTGCCGTCTTCATCCTCAATTCCTTCCCATCCAGTCATGACTGCTTTAAGCAAATCGAGGTCGCCCTTGTCTGCAAGCTTCTGGAACTCGGACCGTGGCACCCGCTTAAACACCGCATCGAAACTAGAGTCATCAAAGACTCCGCCATCAGCAGGCTCTTCCACGGTTACAGGCCACTTGAAAGTTTTAACTTTTTTGCGAACGAAAGCCATTGAGCAAATTTAACTGCAATTAGCTTACAACAATAAAAAAGGCCGTGCTCTCCAACACGGCCTCGGGAACCCATCTGTTCAGATCAAGTGTACACCAAGCTGAACTCGTCGTTGCCCGCTGTTGATGGAATCGCGGTGTATGGGATGTTCAGCATCGCAATGCCGTCTTGGTCCCCATAGCTCACGTCTCCGATGTCGATCTTAGTGCTAGCAAAATCAACAATGTTCCCAGCTGTAGTGCCATGCTGGAATGTGAGGTTGCCCAACGTGCCGTCAGTCAATGCGGCGGTGAAGTAGTCCTTGGTCGCAATCGAAACCATCTCGATACTCACGCTGCCGCTCGCACTGCGATCAGTGATGATCACTTCCTTGTCGCAACCAATCAATTCTCGATACACGACTGTGTTGCCGATGTCCATGCTCACTGACTGAAGGCAGCCAGAGTAAGAGAGCAAGGAGAAGGTGTCTGTGTTGCCGTTTTTGAAGATCAGCGGTGTTGCCTGGTTTGCGTAAGTAACGCTAGGCAGTGCTGAATCGTCAGGAGCGTTATAGATGCCAGTGAAGGTGAAATCGATGGAGGGAATTTCTCCAACAGATCCATTTAGCGTAAAAGTCCCCCTAGCCCCAGTCACCTTATGGCGGACACCATCGATGTTGTAGTGAATCGTGACTGAACTGAAAGATGCGCTCACTGGCGCATACGTCACCGAAGTTCCAGCAGCAACAGTCTCGCTAAGGCCACAAGCCTGCAGTGCTTTGCCGTACTGCGGAGCGGTGCCAGCAGTACCAGATCCTGCTAGCTCAACACTGAACGTACATTCAACGCGAGTGTTGGCCAGCAGCTGCTCCGAAGCGCCTAAGTAGGGACGAATCAGATCACGATTAACAACATCACTCTGCTGTGGAGTGATGTTCAGATCTCTCACCAAAACCGCGTCG